CATTTTACCTCCTGCGTCTAAGTAAGCTTGAGTTGGAGGCCATGAACCGCTATAGTCAGTGTAAAGTACTTCATCTATAGTTTCACTACAAGCTCCTCCAAAGTTAGTAGGACCTGAAGCACTAAATGCATTACAAGATGATACCGGTACAGATGCACTGGTTGATAACGTTACTGAACTACCATATTCTAAACATCCACTAGCAGAAGCATAAGCTCTATAGTAATATGTTGTAGATGCTGTTGCAGGGAAGTTACCATAATCGAAATGTCCTGCTCCTGACCCTGTAGGATATTTATCAGCTCCTTCTCCTATTGTAGGTGTACTATCTGTTTTACTAACTACAAATCCTCTCTCTACTATTGCACTAGTTCCTGCTGTAGCTGAACCTGACATAGTAAATGATGCTGATGTTATATTAAATGGTCCGTAAGTATATACTGTAGGACAGACGCTTGAAGTAAGTGTAGTAACTGTCTCACTACCGCCATATATTACATCACAAGCTACTTCACTTGAACTTGCATATGCTTGGTAATAGTAATTAGTACCAGGATTAAGACCAGTTAACGAATGATCAAAATGACCTACACCGCTACCGTCTGCTATTTTAGTAGCTCCTTCTTCTATAGTAGGAGTAGTATCTGTTGTACTGTATACAAACCCTCTTTCTAATACTGTACCACTACCTGCACTATCTACCGAACCTGTTAAAGTCATAGATTGAGAAGTAATGTCTTGTGCTGGATAAGTACTGACTGTAGGACATATTGTACCTTCTCCTGGTGGTATTATAGGATAGTAAGCCGGATATAATTTTAGTAACTCAACTGTTACTATATCTCTTCTTGTAAGGTTAAATCCTTTTATTTTATTTATACGATAAGCTTCGTCTTGTATAATTATCTTATCGTTTAGTTTTATATCTTGATATTCATACTCGTTAAAGTATAAATCTAATGTTACTTTTCTACTATCAGTATCGTATATACTATCTATGTAAGTTTTCCAGTAGTTATTAAAGTTACTAGAACCAGAGCTTGGATATAACGTACTAGAATTACTTAATTTAGTATAAGAACTGTTCATTAGTAAATCTTCTGTAGAAGAAGTAACTGGGTAATTTCTATAGTTACTTAAAGTACTATAATTTGTAAACCTAAAGACACCGCCACTACCTGACGTAATATATTGAGTAGCTGGAGAAGATAAATCAGATTCTACCTCTAATGGAGTAGACGCACTTAATGCAGTAGGAGTAGCACTAAATCCTGTTGAATTACTACCTGAATCTTTATAATAAGATTTATAACCTATTCTAGGCTTAAATTTAAATGATTCAGTTTCTTTATTGTTAAACTTATATAAATGAGGTATAATAAAGTTAGGACTTGTTTGACTAAAAGGTAAAGGTAAATCTGTACTAAAACTAGAAGATGCTAATGATAAAGCAGGTGCTAGTACTGTAGGTGCAAATAAACTTTCTACTTTCTTTTCTCCTGACGTTAAACTACTATCAGATATAGCTCTTAATGTACCATATTGAAAATTAGGAGTAGATTCTTTTGCTAATTTAGATATTCTATCGTCATCGTTAGCATTACTAAATCTTAACTCTCTAGGTTGTTCACTTACAGGATTTTTTATACTAATTCTTTTAGCCGTATTATATTTCTCTGTCCAATCTTTAGTCTCACCTTGTCTCATCCAGTGATCGAACGTCTCTATGTTAATTACAGAAGGGTTTTGCTGTTCAGGATAAGCTACTAAATTAAACTGTGTTAGTAACCCCTTAAACATATCTATAGATTTTATAGAACTATCGATTTGATAAGACATTGATACTGGAAAATCATCGTAATCTATTTGTGCTTGAGTAGATTTAAAATTACTACCACTTAGTACAAGAGTAGTCGAAGTATCTTCTGCTGACTCTCTATTGTTAACTTCAAAAGTTACTGTAACTCTATCTCCTGGATTAAAAAAGTCAGAAGCTTGACCACTAACAGAATATGGATTATCAGTATCATCTACTGTTAAAGACGTTTGACCTATCCTAACTGTAGGGTCAGATACAGAATTAAGTCTATCTACGTTAAAGAGTAGGTTATAATCAGTAGCATTACTTTCTCCACTATCTTGTGCTGAATTATTAAACAACACAGTACTTTGAAATACATAATCTCCTGCTATAGGTATTGTATAATAATAAGTTGTAGTACTATAGTTGCTACCCGGATCGTATACACTACCGGTAAACGGTAAAGTAAAGTCAAAATCTAATCCTGCTTGTACTGCGTCTAAAGTATAATCTGCTGCTAAAGAAGCTGAAAATAAATTACCACTTTCTTGACCGGGTGCAGCTACGACACCTAACCCTTCTTTATTTTTACTAAGTACGTATACCTCGTTAAAGTCATTTGAATCTATAAAAGAAGAACTATAGCTAAATCCTGCTTGTTCAAATATTACGTCAAATACTTCTCTTGCTCCTATGGCCGGGTATACTTGTGCAAGGTTAAAAGGCGAACCGCTTAATGCAGTACTACCTGTTTGTGGTCTACCACCAATAGTATCGTCAGAAGATATAATAGGGTATTCTGGCCAACTAAAGACATTGTCAAATCCAAAATCTATATAAGGATAGTATACTGAACCTGTCTTACCAGAGTCTAATATAAAAGAGTTACTACTACCGCTTCTAGGATTCCAACTCTTAACTATATTATCAGCATCTAAAATATGGTCATATGTAGACCAGTTACCCTGGTATAAAAACTTACCTTTTAATGCTTCGTTAAACTCTACTACCTTAGAAGATACAGTAACATCGTAAGTTATAAAACCATCGTTAGAGGTTACAATGTCATTTACCTGTAACGTCCCTAATAATACCGTCTCTCCGTTACGTATAACAGAACAGTCTATAGTATTATACATTCCTGGTACATCTACGGCAGATTGTAAGTAGCCATGATTAAAGAATTTATTGTTTTTATTAGTACCCGGTAAGTTAAAGTTTTGAGAACTTACTCCAAATACTTCTCCTATCTCTTGGTTATCTACTTGTGATATATCTAACCTTAAAGGTACTGCACCATCTACGTCTAAGTCAGTTATGACTCCATTATGTGTTACTCTTAAAATTAAATCGTTAATCATTGTTAATTATTTACTGCGTTTATTTCATCTCCAAATGTTATATTGCTAGAGTTTTTAAGATTATCTATTACGTTATCTATTTGACTATCACTTAAACTACCAGTATATATAAGTACTTGAGATACGTTTAACTTATTTGTAGCACTATTACTTCTTAAGTAAAATCCAACACCATTGTTAGTAGTACTATGCTGATCATTGTTAAAAATAAGAGAATTAGAAGAATTTCTACCTACTGTAATATTAGAATCTTGAGTTCCTAAGTTAAATTCTGATCTCATAAATCTAGATTCCCAAATATCAGTGCCGTTAGACCCGCTATAGTTATATATTATAGTTCTACTTTTATTTACATCAAAATCATAAGCTTGAGCTGAACTACTTATACCGTTGTTAGCTGTTTCAGTACTTAAGTAATATTGGAGTCTTGAAGAACCTGTATCAAATGGATCAGCATTATTTCTAAAACCACCTAACTGAAGATTAGTATACTGTCTTCTTGATGAAGGAGTTAAAATCGTAGGTTGATAATATATCTCAGGTGGATTTTCTCCCGATACATGAGTACCTTCAAAGTCTTGCGCTACCGTTATAGTTGTAAACGAAGATCCGCTTTCAAATACTAACCAATCATCAGTAGTTGTAGTTCCCATACCGTATCCTAATCCTCCTGATATACTTGTATATCCGTTACTGTTAAATTCTACAGAACCAGTTAACAGAGAACCTCGATTTTGATAATAAATACTACCTGTATATGTACCCTTACTTTGTACCTCTGTAGGTTGATTACCATCTAACACCATACTTCCGGTATCACTAAAGTCCCACCAAGCCCAAAGCTGACTAGTTAAAGCTCCATCTAATGTAGGGTCAAAAGGTGCTTTGCCTGAAGTCCAAGTTACGTTGTTACTGTATGAAGTACCAAGTGAATTTTCTGCATAAGCTCTATATTGATAAGTACTTAAGGCATTTAAACCTGATATAGATGAACTAAATAATCCCTCTTGAGGAGGTGTAACTATTACTGTAGTAACTCCTGTTCCTCCTTTTACTGGAATATCAAGACTTGCTGAATTGTAAACAAATCCTATTTCCGTTAATGCTGCACTACCGCTGCTTCCTATACTACCGCTTAGTACTGCACTTTGACTTAATATTAAAGAAGGAGTATAAGCTACTATGTTATTTGGCACACCTGTATTATCTATTTGCGGTACTGAAACGTACTCTGGTATCCAAGTACCAAATGGTTGATTGCTTGGTTTAAAGTTTATAGTATATTGAAATTGTTTCTGTCTTGCTTGATTAGTATTTGCAGTATAAGAACTATCTGTAATGACTATAGGAATAAACTCTCCATTTCTTTGTATATAAACAGAAGGTGATTCTATAAGTTCTTCTATCCAGTTAGCATTAGTTTTATCTAGTAAATCAGTATCTACTGTAAACTCATCATCTGTACTATTGTGATAATCTGTTACTCCTCTTCTTTCTATGTTATATAGAGAACTAAGACTAGAGTAATCTACTCTTGGAGCAGTATATTGTTCACGTTCTATTTGCATTACTTGTCTTACAGGATTATAGTTATTATAATAATCCCAAGTACCTAATTTATTTATAAAAGCAAATCTAGTCTTTTCTCTACAAGTGTCATCCGATACTTCGTATCTATAACTCTCTATACCTAAAGAACTGCTTACATTTACGTTTACATAATTCCAATAGTTAGCAGATGATGATATAGGTATACTGCTAAAATTATCTGATACAGAGTAGTTTTTGTTTTCTACTAAAAAGTCTCCAACAAGACTTGCTGAATAAAAGCTTTGGCTAACATAAGTAACGTCATTGTTATATACACTCACTGTTCCAAAATCATCTGATTGCATTGACATTGTAGCAGGCATATTACTAAGAACAGCATAACTACTAGATTGCCAATTATAACTTATACCGTTATTTGGCTCTACTACCCCTCTAAATACTTCTATGTTAGTATTAGATATACCTTCTATTATAACTGCACTAGAAGATATTGAAGCTGCATAAGTTTCACCGAAGTTTAACGTAAACGTTTTACTGCTAGAATCAAAAGCCGTTAGAGACGATATTTTCCAACTATCATCTTCACTTAGTCTACCTTGTATAATCCTTGCAGGATCAAATACCGATACTCCTGCTGGATTTACTGTTTGTGTAGTTCTTTTTATAAGTTCATTACTACCAGACTCATATACATCCATAACATATTGAAATAAAGGCTTATTAGTATTGGTACTACCAGATACTACATATAACAATCTTGTATATGCTGCATTGGGTGTGGTTGGTTTCTGTGTTATAGTATAAGCCATTATCTTGGTTCTCTTAAGTTACTAAATTGGTACCTTATAGTATATCTAAAGTTAGGATTTCTTGATGCATTATTTATTACCTGCTCTTGTGTGTTTGTAATATTGATCGGTATAAAATTACTACCACTTTGTATATATACTTCTGTTGACTCGAACATCTCTCTTAACCATTGTGACTCCTGTGAGTCGATTATATCTGTCGTTATTTCAAATTGATCTGTATATTCTGTATAGTATTGTAATTCACCTCTGTTAGAGACGTTATAAGTAGCTATACGGTCATTTAGGTTTATTCTTTCTTGTTCGTAAGTCTTTCTATCTATGTTAGTAACTCTACGAGTAGGCATGTATACATTGTAATAATCCCATGCTCCAAAAGAGTTAATAAAAGCAAATCTTGTTTTTTCATTGTTACAGTAGGTTGGGTAAAACCTATTCTTAAATAAACCAGGTCTTACTTCATCACTTGCATCAGTGTAGCTTAGTAAAGCGTCAGGGCCTTTATCTTCATTATAGTAAAAATGAGGTACATTAGCAAACGATACATTTTGAGTATTAAACCTTACTTCGTACCAAGCCCATTGAGCTGAACTACTAATAGCTGATAAAACATTATTAGATAAGTTTTTTATACCTACCGGATAAGTAAGAGTTTCAGCAGAACCAGATAAAGCTAAAGCTGAACCTGTAACAAAAGTATCTACTATTTTAGTATTATTGTCGTCATATACGTCGATATTCATCCTATTTGCATAAGTACCAAGTGGTAAAAAACAGTTTAAATAAGTTTCAGTTGCATAGTCGTTAGTTCCTATTGGTTGTGCAGCCCAATAACCTTGAGAAGCACTTACATATACATCTTCTCTCCAACCTAATTTAGTATAGGTAATATTTTCTTGAGGATTATATTTTGAAGATATAGGACTATTAAGCATGTTAGGGTTATTACTTAAAGTTCTATCTGCATAAAAAAGTAGAACAGGATTACCATCATAACTTTCATTACCGTAAGAATCATGATTAAAGTTAATAGAACTTGACTGTAATGTTATAGCTCCGCTACCGGTGTCAAAAAAGCCTACAGAAGGATATTGTATACTACCCTTTAATACTGATATATTAGCTTCTGCTATATCTGCAAATGTAGTAACTGCACTATCGTAACTTGTCCCGTATTCTTCTCCAAATTTAACAGTAAATCTTTTACTATTGTTTGAGCTACTATCAGGAGTATCTGTTTTCCAATTATAATCATAATCTAAGTAATCTCCTATTGGTCTACCTAAATCTATATTAGCAGTACCTGAGCTATTCTGAGGATATTGAAATCTAGCTAATTTAGTAGCACTACCACTATAATAAAGATCTGCAATATATCTATACTGAAACTGTGGTACATTAGAAGAACTAATAGTATATATCAAATTAGTATTAGATACATTAGGTGAAGTCGGTTGCTGTAGTATAGTTATTGCCATTACTCAAATGCTTTTTTAAACTCTAACATTACTTCTTCTGATACATATCCTGCTAATAACTTATATCCTTGATTGTCCATTACTTTCATTACAGAAGGAACTATAAAAGGTTGAGGTGCAAATCCTTTTTGGTATATAGATACTCTAGCACCGAAAGGTAAACCACCTCCTGTCATTTTATATGCACCAGTAAACTTACCCGGAGGGTTAAAGCTTTGAGGATTTTTATTTACTCTTTGCTTAGTACCGGATATACCACTATCTTGATAATAACCATACTCAAGCATTTTACTAGTTATAGTTACTTTATCAGGACTAACTTTTACAAAGTCTTTTATACTACTAGCAAGTCGCCCTGTATTTCTAGGTGCTAACTTCTTTTTAGTAGCAGATATTGCTTTAGCTATTCTATTAGATATTGACTTTAAAGACATATATTATGGATAATCTGGATATACACAGTAATTTAAGTTAAACGGAGTAACTATATCTAATGTAGCAACCCAACCAAATACTCTATTTTGAAATCCTTCGTTTACAGGAACACAATCTTGCATTATAGCGTCATAGTTCTGCTGTATGGTAGTAGGACCAAATTCAAAGTAAGACATTAAGTCATATATGTACATCTCTGTATCTGACATTAACTCTGCATGGCTTTGTGATTCGTTCTTAGGTTGATCTAGACTATACAATTCGAACGTTAAGGTACGTTGACGATCAGCATATATAGTATTCATCGGTCTTAGAAAAATATAAGGATATTTTCTATTTACTGCTGATGCATCTAAGAAGTCTATAGTACCATTGTCAAACGATGCTATGGCTAGATGTTGGTTACATTGTGTCTCAAATAGATTTATTATCTCTAAATAAGGTACATTACGTTTAATTCTTTCTGCTGACATTTTCTTTTACTTTTTTAACTCTTTCTAAAGGTAGCATTAACATACCTGCTATTTGGTTTAGATCATAAGCATTTTTTTCTAGTAATGCTTTTATCTTTTTATCTTTATCTATCTCTTGTTGAGTAGCCTTACGGTCTATCATAGGATATTTTTTATCTAAGTCAGAAGCATCTATTACTAATACTTTTTTAATATCTAGATCTTGCTTGCTGTATTTGCTTTTTTTGTTCTTTTTGGATTTCATTGTTATAATCTTTATCGATTTCTAAATAGTTAAGAGCGAATATAAAATTTAAATCTGTTATTCGCTTGTCTCCAGTGATTGATAATACATCGGTTTTAGAGAGCGAGTAAAGGGTTCCGAACCAACCCCAGTGGCCTGCGAAAGAGTCCTTAGTATCAGATCCTCCATCTTCATTTTCGTCTCCTTCGACATTGTCTTTTTCGAATAAGCTATATGATTCAAATATAGACTTCCTGTTGACAAAAAAAAACTAAGAGCTCCTAAAAACAAGTGTACCGGAAACTCTTTAAACTTTTCTTCTACTTCTTTTCTAGTTTTATTGTTATACTTCTCTAATTCATACCAATCAAAAGGACTTTCGACTTTATTTTTTACTATTTTAATTCCTTGTTTAAAAGTAAATGCCATAGAGTCAAACATATGTTTTTTAACTGGTCTGTATAGTATAGCAGCTACTTTATGCATATTGTTTTCTAAATCTTTACTAAAGGTTTCTAAATCTATATACTCTCCTAAAGTAAACTGTTTAATATTACTATACCCGTATAATACTCCATTCCATTCAATTATAGGATGAAATAATTCTTTATGGTCAGCTACTTCTGCATATAGGTTAGATACTTCTGCTAAACTATCTAACGACCACATTCTTACATCTTCTTTAGATTGACCTGTAAGTGATGAAACCGTGTGTACTAATCTACCGAATTTAGACTGACCTTTATAAGAGGTCATATCTGCATATTGACTAATAGTCATGTATTCCGGTATCTCTAATTGTAAACTTTTTATTGTACTCATTACTAATAAATATTATTTTTTAATTTTAAGGACCTATGTTATCTAGGCCTACCAAAAGTTGGTTTAACATTCTTTATACCTTTTATCGATATAGGACGACGTTCCATAAATTGAACGCGGCTATAGTTAGCAAGCATTAATGAATCGATAAAATCATCATGACCGCCACTACTATGACCAAAAGATAATTTACCGGTAGGACTTAATTTATAAGTATACGTAGCAAACTCTCTATGTAAGTCTGGGCATAATTCAGCTGATGGTAGTTCTATAGTACAAGTCTCTATATCGTTAATTAGCTTTCTTACTAACTCTGTTTTATTATTTTGATTGGTAGTAAACTTCTTAATACGTCTATGCTTTGGTCCAACTAAGTCATACATAGCTCTACCAATACCGTTAACCTCTATATAGCCACCTACTACATTGTATCCTTGTAACTCCTTTAAGAATAACGTCGCTGCCGTATTAATATCTGTTTGTGATATACTTACTACATTCATTACTCTACCTATTGGAGAAACAAGAGTCATAACAGAAGCATCATCACTTAGTCCGGTATCTATTCCTACGTATACATCTCCTCCTCTTCTATACTCTCCTACAAATGCTACTTTTTCTATAGACTTAAATACATCATTAGCACTATCTCTAAATTCGGCTAAGTATTCGGTAGCGTATATATCTTCCGGTAAAGATGCTTTAGCTTCTTCTAATAAAGTTTTACTTATGTATGGACATTCTTCTAAAGTTATTCTATGGCTTATTACATCATTCTTCATATACCAACTAAAGAAATGATTCTTACCAGCCGGTGTACTTACTAATAAACATTTTTTACCATTAGGGTTAAGAGTTGGTAATAGTATAGTACTAATAACTGTCTCTTTAATATAAGCGGCTTCATCTAGTATAAGGTGTGTAAATCTAAATCCTCTTATATTATCGGCTGAGTCACTACTAAGAAACTTTATAGTACTACCGTTAATAAAGGTTATAACGGCTTCCATTCTATTGCTAGATTCTACTAAGTCAGGTGCTGCTTGTACTATTTGATCTAATACACTTTTAGCTTGACTAAAGGTAGGACTACACCAGCCTATCTTTTGATTTTTCTTTTGTAAACCCCAATACATAGCAAAGTTAATTGCAGCTAACGTTTTCCCGCTTCCGCGAGGTGCTACAAGGGTTCCGAATAAATCATCTGTAGTAACAAATTTATCTATAAAGGTTTGCTGAGCTTTATATGGCGTAAATAACTTTACATTCATTTAGTTGTCTGGTGCATTAAAGGATACCTCTATGTCTCCCTTTATCTCTGCTTGTATCTTTTGTATATCATTGCCAGTATACTTAACTATCTGATCAATAGCTCTTTGTCTAATCTTAGGATTCTCATCTGCCATTAGTCTAATTAGTTCTTCTACTGCCGGAGTTAATTGTTTCTCAAGTAGTTCCTTCCACATAGTAGTATGATGATCTTTAGCTTTTAAAAAGTACTGACAACATTGCTGCTCTGACTTACCATATTCTTTCTTAGCCCAAGCAACATATTTCCTTTGGCCATAATTCTGATTGTATCGAAGGTCGTACGCTTTCTCTACGATATCCTTTAATTCTTTGTTATTTACTTTATCTCCAGCCATACCTTATTATATTGATATTATATATCCTGTTTTAATAAATAGCTTTATTCTACGAATTGTGCTATTACTCCTTCTTTAGCTTTTAGCTTATGATTGTCCTTATAACTATATCCTTCGTTTTCTCCTACGTATTTAACTATTTTAATTTGGTTCTCTTTTACTAAACTATCTACGGCATGCTTTACTTCACCAAATGCTCCATAATCGTCATAAATTAAATAACCGTATTTGTTTAGTATTGTATGAGCTGAGTTAGTATCTACTCTTACTGCATTATATGTATGTACTGCATCTATAACTACTACATCTACGTTACTAAGGTTAAGTTTTGAAATGTTAGCTTTATAAAGATCATGAATATACTTTTTAACATTTTTTAAACCTTTAGTGTTTATATCGTAATATTCGTTAGTAGCGTGATCTATAGAATATACTTGGTTAAAGATTTTGCTAAACAATACAGTAAAATGACCTCTATAAGAACCAAACTCTACTATTGTTGAATCTTGTGATTGCGGGTAAAAGAAGTTAAACACATCTTCTTTAAACTTTAAACTTGTAGTACCTGTTACTTCAGGCTTGTCTGGTAACTTAAACTCTTTAGCTATATCTTTAAACTTCATGTGCGTACTTACAATTATCCATAACTATTCTATTCCAATCTTCTTCTAAATACCTTCTTAGTATTTCTACCTTATCAAACTCCCAGCCCATCTCTATAAATGTAGGTTCTAATCTGTAGTTATTACTACCGCAATAAATGTAGATATCGCTATTGTAAAACTTTGGTTTAAGAAACCTTCTAAATCTAAGGTTAAATACCCTACCGTAACTTGTTATAACATATCCTCTTTCGAGTATAGTGTACCTTTCTCCTGCTACTAAAAACTCTTCTACTAATCTTGGATTATGCTCAAACTTATCAACTATTGATTTTTTATAGTCTATATGGTCTGTAAAATCTTCTAAACCGTTGTAATATTTGTTTAACGCTATTTCGTACTCTGTATCTGTAATGTAATTATTCTTTTTGTGCATCTAAAAACTCTTTATATAACTTATTAACTGCTCTTTGAACCGAACCATACTCACAACCGCATCCTCTTCTATGTATTT